GGGTGGTAGAAACAGGGTGAACGGAAACCCCCAAAAAATTTTCTCGCAAATGCACAAAAAATACGCACAAAAGCGCGCCCAAAATTTTCACGCAAACCACACGCAAATAATTCCACACACAAACCACACAATTACACGCCGCACGATCTACCTCCACGCGAACCACCACGCGCCGCACGTGCAAAATTCGCACCGCCAAAATTCGGTAAAATTCGCGATTGCAAATCTTACACAATTCGTGGTATAATAAACACGTCGGAAGGGAACGGAAGAAAGGATAGGAAATGAACGAGAAGGATTACCAGGAAGCTATCAACATCATGGCCGTTTGGCGACATGAGGAACTCACCCGCGGAGCGGCGAACCTTCGCGAAGCTAGCCGCTATAACGACTACTATACCGCGGGGCTTATGATGATTTCGCTTGCCACTAGTAAGCCCTACACGGCAATCGACCGCGATGTTACGTTCGTGTACAACAAGACTTACGGGGTGAGCCATGACTAAATTGGTTATCCGCGTTCTCGCCGTTGCGCTTGTGATGGGGGCTGTGCTCGCGTGCGGCATGTGCAGCGAGCCCGATTATCGACCGTGTGCGGTGTGCGGTGGTCAGGTAGCTATAAGCCCAGAGCCAGCGCTTAATCATTGGATATCAGGCGATAGCGTAGTTTGCAACGATTGTTGGAAAATGTTGAGAACCAGATAGCAAGAAGGGGCGAACCTCTCGCCCCTTCGCTTTACCTATATCCAATCAGACCTACCATTTTTAGCCACTGCTCGCGGGTACTCGGCGAATCGAAGAAGCAAACCCCGATAGTATAGAGCCGTTGCAAGGTTTTGATAAATGGGTCAGCCCGCTTGATCATATACATGTTTGGCCTCATGTCTTCGGCTGAAAGCGCAAACATGTGATACTTCGGCGAGTCCGCATCTTTAGGAAGCTTGCGCGTTATGAAGTAATAGCCGTTTCGCTCGTCTACCCAGCACCCGAACCGCTTGCCCTGCCACTCGAACCCGTAGAGGTAGCGGGCGCGTGAAGGCTTCGCGGCTATGAACTCCTCGCCCGCGTTGGCGAACTTCGCATCAATCATAACGCCCGCGTATTGCGTTCCATCGACCAGGCGGCCTACTACCGTTTGGCGCTCCTCGTCGGCGAACTGTTGGTTTTTCGCGTACTCCACGAGAACGGTCTTATTGCGGTACCATGAGAAACCATCTTTCGGCTCGCCCTTGAGCTCGCGACCCAGGAACAGAAACAGCGGGTTCGTTAGGTCGCAGGCATTGCCGAGCAGGTACATGTGCACGTTCTCGCGATCGCGCGAAATGGTCTTGTACAAGTCGAACAGAGCGCCCATGTCGTCGCGTAGATAGCCTGGTGGGGTCTTGAGCACACGTATATACTCATCGAAGATTATTTTCTTCACCCTCGGGAACGCTACGCCTTTATAGCTCGCCTGCTTCGATAGCGGAATGCAATAGCAAATCTCCTCCCATTTCGCAGTGTCTTCGGGCGTTTTCTTGCGCACAAGCCCCGTATAGCCCTGCATTTTGAATTCGTATCCTGGGAACTCGTCATGTTCTGCTATGTCCTCGAAAATCTTCGGCGCGCTGGTCTTAAGCTCGGTATCATAGCGCCGAACGTAAACGAACTGGGATTTGTCGCGCATCCAGTCTTTAATAGCGGCCTTAGTAAATCCGTAGGTCTTGCCGTATGAGCGCATCGAGATAACGGCGGTAAGAGGCGCGCCGTAGCTGATCGCTTTCGTGGGGTTGTAAAATTGTCTGCTCATGTCTCTCACTATATCACACGTAACGCCGAACACGCCAATCGTGGGCACCTCGCGCGTAGGCGTTCGCGTCCTGCTTGACCGTCGGCCCCATGTGCGGATTGCCGCCGTGCCCTATAAGCTGGTTGTCGCCTATATAGGCCTCAACGTGGTCGAACGATGGGTTGAATCCGTGCCAATTGAAGAACACCAGGTCCATAACCCGCATTCTATCCTGCGGCAAGTCCCCGCTGCCTTCGGCGATTATCTCCCCGTAATTCTGCTGGTCGCCCGTCCAGGAACCTATATTCTTCCCCGTTACCAGGTGATATACGTACCACATGAGCGCGGAACAGTCAGTATAGCCCGACTCCTCGGGGGACATTCGCCCAGCGCCTTGTGAGTATGCGAACGCGCCCACATGATCGAGAAGCCACTGTTTCATCTCATCCAGGGCCGCGTTTCCCGAAGATGAGCCCCCGCCCGTGCTGGTGCCTGGGTTCGGCTCGCCTGTCTTCGAGACGCTCGGTAACCACGTGTTCGGCGCTGATTGATAGCAGGCAAGGCCGTTCGCGTAGATTCCTGTACCCCACAGCGTCATAACGCCGTTGTCTACCTGAATTCGCGTGATAGCCGCGCCTGGTTGCCCGCCGCTGCTCGTGTTCTGCCCGCCGCTGCCCGTGCCCACGTCCTGCACCTGCCCGAAGTCAGGCGGGGCGCTCTCGCCGTCCCAATCTGAAAGCCTTGAATATACGGTGTTGTATCGGTTCGTGTAGCGTCCTAGTATCCCGTTGTTGAGGCATGTCGCGTGCATTGTGTCGAGCGTTGCGGAACCCCCGCACGCCCCTATCACGTTGCCCGCTTCGCGCGGGGACTGATGATACATAGACATTGCATAGATAAGCGTTTGCGGCCTGTCCTCGGAGAGTCCCCACCCCGTCAACGCCTCAATATAGCCCGTTGCGTCGTCAACCCAGAGCTTTTGCTGTCCTACATGGTTCTTGTCACGCTGCGCCCACGTCTGCCACGCTGCCGCTTCGGCGTCGTCTACATAGTAGCCTGTCCACCAATTCCAGCCGTAATCCTGCTCAACCGCCGCGGCCAGTTTCGGGGCGGCTGCTTTGAACGTGGCGTACCCGTCTGGGTCTTCGGCGGCGCAGCGCTCTATGCAGATCTCCGCCCGCTGTCCGTAGTTTTGCATCATCCCGATCGTGATAGGGTCGGCGCGGTAAACGCCTGTCCAATCCCAGTTGCTTTCAACTTCACCGATAACGTACATGGCATACATGATCGTGTTGTCCCTGGTCGGCATGTCTCACCTCCAAACTAAAAGGGCGGGCAATGTGCCCGCCCCTGTTCGTGCGTTTACGACGCGGCTTGTGCGCCGTACGTGTAAACCATTGTCCCCCTACTCCACATCTCGCCGCTTCGCGCGCTTGAAGTGTTGATATGGTAGATGCCTACCGCGCCGTTTTTCGTGACGCCAAGAAAGTAGACGATCTCATAGCCATCGCTGCCCGATTGACTCCAAATCGCTGTGGCGTAATCGCTTACGGGTCGGTACTGTGTCGGAATGGTGCCCAGCGCGATAAGCGGGCTATCAAGTGATGTGTTCGTTGCGGGAAGGTTGAGCATGACCCCGCTCGCATCAATCTTGAGTTGGCACGTGTGCGCCGACGGATTAACGACATAGTCCGAATAAACCACGCCGCCCGTAAGGTACTGCCCCGTTGCGTAGTCGGGAAAGCGGTAAAGCTGCGGCGCGGCGTTGACGGCTGTATAAGCTTGTGCCCCCTGCTGCGTCATGGTAAGCACATCGGAGGTAAGGTTACCCGAACCGACGGAACCGACGGCGAGAATGCTGTTTGTAACTGCTCCCGCTTGAAGCTCGTTTGTGCCGACGGTGTTCGCGTTGATTCTCATGTCGCCCGTCGTCGCGTTTACGGAGATGTCTCCCGAACCGCGCACACCGCCAAGCGAGGTAGTCCCCGCAACAGGCAAGGTATAAGCTTGCGGAATCTCTCCTGCAACGCCGAACAGCGCCGCATCAACGCTGTTTGCAAGCCCGTTGATTGCGTTCACACCGTCGATCGTGTCGGTGCCCACGATGGTGGGGAAGTTGTAATGTGCAGTAGCCATGGGTTAATCTCCTTTGCTTGTGAGAAAGCCGTATGTTTTGATGTCCCCCCACGTGCGCGAGAGGGTAGCGTCGCCTGTCGGCTGCCCAGGTCGGTACTCTGAGAAGCCTGGGCTGTTCACGTCGATGTGATCGGTCGGTGTGAACTTCGCTCGCTGGTTGCCGTCCCCCCAATAGATGTTGCCGAACATGTCAACTTCAAACCAGGTATGTCCCGTTTCCTTGAGCTCGTCCCACGTCTTGCCCGTGTTCTTGAGCTCGTCCCAGGTGCAGGCGTACGTGCGAAGCATATCGTACATCTGTTTGCTCACCTGATAGCCGTAGTTGCGCATGCCCGTAACGGGGTTTCGCTGCGCGGTCGTCCCTACCTCGAGCTTTGCTAGCTCGTCCTCGAGCGCCGCGATAAGCGAACCTAGGTATTGCTTCAAGGCCGCATCGGCGTTTACATAGCCGTTCGTGACAGCCTGCACCGCATCCGCGATCTGCTCGGCGAGGTAGTCGGCGCTCACGCCCTCGGCGCTCACCTTCAAAATCGCCTGCAAAAGCCAATTGATTTGGTCTTGCTGGCGAACCGCATACTTCCAACTAGGGGGTAGCGGGTACTGATAGCCCTTGTAGGCGAAGTCGAAATCGCCGATGTTCTCGATAACTGCCATGCTCTTTCACCTCCCTAATCGAAGATTTGCAGATAATAAGGCTCAAGGCCATTATACACGAGGTATAAGGCATTGTTTACCGACGTCGCCCAGCTCGTGAGCATGTCGCCCGCTGGCATGCTGCGTCCGCTGGTTTTCGTGCTCGCGCTATCGGTCGTCGTGCCCTCGGTATCGGTTAGGTTCGTTGCGTAGTTCTCGGCGTCGGAAAGCTGCGTTTGCGGGGTCGCGGAATAGAGCTGCCGCCCCGAACTGTCCTGCGTGCTCGTGCTTTCCGTTGCGCTCGCATACCCCGCCAAGATGTCTAACTCGCCGTTGAGCGCGGAAAACATCGGATTGAGCGCGGGCATCATCTCGTGCATCGTGCGCCGAATCAAACGGAAATGGTCGGACGGGGTTTCCTGCGCGATCTCCCTATAAGCAAAATGCTCGTAGATCCTCGTGTTGAGCCACTCCCGTTTGCTCTCGTCGAAAATAGGGTAGTCGCTCATGGTCTTTTCCCAGTCCATACCGTACAGCTCCACGCAGTCGTGCAGTGTGGGCCCGTCATCGGTAATCAACATTGCTTTCGCCCTCCTCGCTCGCATCTCCCGCAGGGTCTCCCACCCCGCCCAGGTCGTTCAAATCCTCGTACTCGTGCCGCGCTGCCCAGGTCGCATACGGACGGATACCGAACACACGTTCGCACGCGTCGGAAAACAGGTCTCGCGCCCCTTGGAAATTGCGACGCGCCAACATAACTTGCTCGTTGTTCTGCAATACCTCAAGCGATACTTTTCTTTCGCGCTTCTGCGCGTTGGGGTCGTTGTCCACACCCATAACGGATAGTGCTTGATTGAGAATACGCTGCTGATCGCTCAAGAGGTCGCCCGACACGTAAGGCGCTTCGGTTTGGAGCACCTGCACCGCTGCCGCCATGTCGAAGCCCGCCGCATTGTAGGTGATATATTGGTCGTTGTTCTCAAGCTTGCGCACGATTCGCGCGGCGGTCTTCTTCTGACCCTCGCCGCTTGCGATAATCCACGGCGTGCGCTGCGCTCCCATGTTCACCTGCACGATTCTATCAATCTCGGCAAGGCGGATTGCGTAGTTCTTGAGCATGGTGAACAGCGGTCGGCGTAAAAGCGAATCGAAGCAGATAGCCACGTCGGGGGTGCACACGATCGGGACTTCCTCGCCATCCACGGCAACCGCGTATGCCTGCGCGTGCCGCTGCCACAAGCCGCCCGCGGGCGAGGTTAGGTTTACCTCGTTAGGGTTATAGTACATGTTCATCCCGTCGCCGTATGACGCTTGCGCGAACAGATAACCGCCATTGTCCATGAACAAGCCCGCAACGCCGAAGCGGTACAGAATAAACTCCACCGCGCGGGGGTCGATTCCCGCGGGTAGGTCGTGCCACTCGAAGCGCGATAGCGCGATTCCTTCGAGGTATTGCATCCAGAAACGATATTGCCACATATCATAGCGCTCGTCACTGGTGTGGATCTGCCGCATATACGAGGCCCCCGCCGCCATGTCGAGCAGCTCGGGAACCTCGGTATCATCGTAGTATTTCGCTACTTTGTTGCCCATTTTCCGCCCTCCTAGCGCGGCGTGTTCTCGTAAGGCATGATTCCGCCTATGTTGGCGGGGTCGCTCCACACGGTGACCCCCTTCGCGAAGATGCCGCGAATCGCGTCCTTGTCCGCCTCGGCGCACTCGGCGGACTCGATATAGATATCCGTGAACTTCCAGTACGTATAATAGCGCATAACGTTGAGCGGGCGCTGCCGCATCTGCACCACCTCGTGCGCCGCGTAGCCGTACTTTCCCCAGTAATCGCCGATGACCCGCGCCATCTGCTCGCCTACGGTCTTATAGCGAACCTCGATTCCCATATAGCCGTTTGCGAGGTTGAACCCGTCGCCGCCCGTCTGCCCCACGATCGAGGGCTGCGTTAACGCCGCATCCTGCACGCTCGCGTTTATCTGCGCGATCGTCTGCTCGTAATCGCCCTGGTTCGCCCAGTTCGCGAGGTTGTAATTTTGCGTCGCTTGCGAGGAAGTGAGGTTCTGCGTGTTGGCGAACTGCATGTTGCTCGATACAAGCCCGATCGCCGTGCCTGCACCGCCCATAGCAGCGCCCAGCACGTTTCCGCTTGCAAGCGAACCGACAGCAGAGAGCGCACCGCCCGCCGCATCGGCTATGTTTTGGATATCCTTGTTCCTCTTCGCGGTGTCGAGCGATTGCATCGTTTGCGAGAATCCTAGCTGGTTCGCCGCGTTGCTCTTCGCAAGGCTCCACCCAGCGCCCGCGTAGCTAGCGCTCAAGGTGTTCACGCGCTGCGCAATCGAGAGCGCCCCCTCGTCGTTCACGATGTTGAACTTCGGGAATCCCTGAAACCAAACGGCGTTGTCGAGATTGTAGCCTGATCGGAGAATCCCCTGCGCCGTGCCGCTCATGTTGGAATAGTCGTACACGATCGCCTGATTGGAATCGGAGAACCCCCGCGCGCCGCCGTACTGCGAAGGCCAAACCGCGATGCGCATCCCAGGGCTAGCAGCGCACGACGTGGCGAACATGGAAACCTTGCCGTCTATCGTCGCACATAGCTCGGGTTTAAGCAAAAGCGGCGAACCCTGGTAGTTCGTCCACTCGATAACAGAATATGGGTAGGCGAAAAACTTGTGCATCCAACGATAGTCGGGCGGGATGCCGTTCGCGAGCTGTACCCAGATGTTCTCGGTTTCGAACCACTGCGTCGAATCGGGCGTGCTTCCCAGGTAGTTCGCGGGCGTGCCGTTCAAACTCACGCTATCCCCTTCGGCCAAAAGCCCCGACGGGAAGCACGTTATATCCACGATCCCCTTCGCCGCCCAGGGCGCTTTTTTGATAGCCCCCATGAACGTGGGGAACCTGTCCCGCTCGATCGTGTAGACGTTGCAACCGCTGATAAGGCCGTCCGTTCGCTGCCCCGTTGCGCATTCCAAATTCGGGCTTGAGCTTGTGCCCCAGTCCGCCGCGAGGTCTACCGTCGAGGTGATGACGATCCGCCACCCGTCGCCCGTCGGGTTGCTGATGTCCTTCCACTCGTGATTGATAACGACGTACTCGCTGCCGACGTCGAGCCCCTCGGGGGTTGCGCACCAGCGCCGAAGGTTCGCAGCTTCCACGCTCGCGACTTCCCCGCCGTCGGCGTCGTATTCCTCTCGCATCGGCAAATGGCCTCGCTCGAGAAAACCGCTCCCCAGGCCGCACGTGTAGATATAGGTCGTCCACACGTCGAGCTGCAATTCGAGCGCGGTCGTGTTCGGTGCGACATAGGAAACATTGCTTACGAAATAGTAAAGCACGGGCGGGGTCGTCTCCCCAGGTACGGGAAGCTCGGGATTCACCACGCGCAGATAGTTGTAACGGTACGCGCGCGAATAGGGGACGTTCACGGTAACAGGCTCACGGGGCTTGAGGTATGTCATTTTGGATAGACATATGCTCGTCGCGCTTGTGCACAGCGCATCGAAGTACGCTTCGCGCGCCTGTTCGGTGCCGAAGTAAACCACATCTTTATAGGCCGCATCCCACGGCACTTTGCACAAGGTAACGCGCGAGTTGGTCGGCCACTCGATTGGGCTAAACGACATTGTTTCACCTCCATATCAAAAAGGGGCGGGATAACCCGCCCCGATTGAACCTGCTCGCGCTGCTAGGCTGCTACGGCGGTGCCAAGCGTGATGTTGGCGCTCTTGGTCGGGTCGTGAGTTGCGACGGCGGTTACTACGATCGTCTCATAGTCGCTGTTCTCGCTCACGTGCAGCGCACCGAAGCGGTCAACGTACGTGCCCGTATCGGGAAGGATAACGGGAAGCTTGCCCGCCGCTGCCTGCGCCGCCGTTCCCGCCGTAACGATGAAATAGGCGTTAGCGTCGGTGGCGTTGTCAGAATACGTGACCGTCGGCACAAGCTGCACGACAAGGCCAGGCTTAAGCTCGGAGACGCCGCCCGCGGGGTCGGTTGCGATAGTGACGGATTTAACAGTACGGCCCACGGTTGCGGCTCCTTCGGTGTTGGCGTCGGTCGAGAATCGAACGGCGTTGCGCTGCTTGGACGTGGCGTAGATGCCGCGCACGTGCAGATACGTATAGGTGGCGTCGGTCTTCGGGTTGTAGATAGATGCCGACTTGTTCAGAATGTCGTAGACGCGGAAAAACTCGCCGTCGGCGAGAATCGCCTGCGTGCCCTTGAGTTCCTCGGGCCACTCGTCGATAACCACCTGTCGGCCCACGAACTCGGCGAACGGAAGATTGAACGCCGCGGAAAGCACGTTCACATCAACCGCAGATGCTACCGTGCTATCAACCAGCAGCATCATGTTAGAGGCCATGCTGTCGCACTTCTCGGCGTTGAACTTACGCGAATAGAAGCCGTTCATCCGCAGGTACATAGAACGGATGAGCTCAACAAGGGTCTTGCCGTCTGCTTCCTTCGAGGTGGACGTCGCGAGATCGGGCACCTGAATATTGTAAAAGCCAGAACCGTTCTCGTACTCGGCAAGCGAATTGAGCATGATCTTATACTCGTCCCAAGCGGCGGACTGGTTAGGCGCGTTGAACATCATGTTTACAAGCCCCGACAGCTGGCCCTCGTTCTCGGCTGCTTCGGCGATAAGCGCCTCGTTCGTTTGCACGCCGTACACATCGGCACGGTTGCGGACGTAGTAGTTTGCCACCACGTCTGCAGGCGTCGCCGTCCAGGGGTTCGTGTCGAGCTGATCGTAGTTTTCAGCCTCGATGAGGTTGTTTCCGACTTCCATCGCGATGGAGCCCCAGCTCATGCCCGACTTGAAGGGGGCCAAAGGGTTATTGAACTGGTAGGCGTTGAACAACATGAGGCCGATACGGTTCACGAGAATATCAATGAACTCGTTCCATACTACGGGGTAATCTCGAATAGTCCGCGCCGTGCGTGCGAGATTCGCCTGCGTCGCAACGGGCACGCGGTCTTTATATTCCAGGCTCGCCGATTTGCGAATCCTGTTCAAGATGTCCACATTGGACGCGTTGAGCTGTCCCTGCATATGCAATCACTCTCCTATTTCTCGTCCTCGAAAAGATCGCCGAAAAGCTCCTCATCGCTTTCGGGCTCGTCGTCTTCGCCCTCGTCGCCCTCGTCGCCCTCGGGCTCCTTGTTGGGCGCGGTCGCCGCCTGCGTCATCTCCCAGAGCTTAGCCGCAGTCTCCGTATACTTTTGCGACAGCTCGGCGTTCTCGCCCTCAAGCTCGGCGATCCGCGCGTTTGCGCCCTCGCTCACCCTCGAAAGCTCGCCCAAGCCGTCGCGCAAGCCGTCCAGATCCAGCTCGTCGGCGTCGAGCATTGCCAGTAAAGTTGCGAAATCCATGTTTGCCTCCCTTATACAAGTGTGCGCGGGGTTACGCCTTGCTCGGCTCCCCCCGCGCACGGTAAAGGTTGCCGGATCTACCGTGACCGCCGCTAAAAGCCTTGCCGTAGGCCGAACACGTACGGGCTCGCGCGAGCGAGTGGCTCCCCGTGCTCTACTTGCGGCAGTTCGCGGAATCTCGGCTATACTGTATTATACACGACTAAAGCCACAAGGAAAGAAGGGGCAACATGCGCGTAACCTATGACGGCGGTAAATCAACTCCTTATTACGTCGAGATAACGGCGAACCCCGACAAGCGCCGCCGCACCGCGGAAATCGAGACAACTATATTTTGGGACGACGGCGAGCGACCGCGCCGCGCGACGTGCACAAGAGAGATTAACCGCCAGCGCGAAGCCGATCGCCTGTTCTCCGAAGTGCTCGCCTTGCTCGCGCGGGCGGGAATCTACCCGACGCCCACAGAGTCGGACGAGATCCATGAGCTCCTCGCGCGGGTCTGCATGGTCGTGAAAGCGGCATAAAGAAAGCCCGAACACCTGCTCGGGCTTTCCAGCATTTGTTAGTAACATGTTAGCAGTTCGCGCTATAACTACCCCAGCTTCTCGATGAGCTTGTCGAGCTTTGCATCGACCGCTTGAATTGCGGCGGCGTTATCGGCCACCGCCTTTCCAATCCACTTGATGTGATCGTGATCGTTGAGCTCAACGCCACGGTTGGTTGGGTCGTAGGTGCCCGTGACCTGCTCGTAGATGGTAGCGAGTAGCTTGTCCTGGTGTTCGGTGAGTCCCATGTCCTCTTCCTCCTGTTTCTCATTGTAATCTGGCCGCACGACGCAGCAGATGGAGCCGTAGCCGCGCTGACGGCGCGCGACAACGCCGCCGTTCGACTGCGAGCCCGCGCTCCCGCTCGAAGTGTTGCCCTCGATGGTGGTCATATACCCCTCGTCAGGGTGGTTCTCCTCGACGATGCCAATATGGTCTGCCAGGTCGTCGCCGCCCCAGTCGAACAACACGAGATCACCCGCCTCGGCGTCCTCACACGAGACGGTGGCCCCAGCATCCTCGCCCGCGCTCACGATGTCGGGGCAATATGCGCTCGGCATGCCCGCGCAGGGGACGTCCGCCCAGTCCAGGCAGTAGGAGGCGAACATAGCGCAGTAGGGGACGCCGCTCATACCGAAGCACGGCTCGCCCGTCTTCTCGGCGAACCACCGCCCGAAAACAGTTCCCTCCTCGGGGTCAGTCCAGCGCGAGTAACCAATCCACTCGCGGGCGCAGTAGAGCACGTCGCTAATCGTCCCCATTGCCGCCCCCTCTCGGCTCGAAATCTGGCTCGTCGTGCGAGTCCTGCGACTCGATGAGCCGCTTTCTCTCGTCCGTCAGCTCGCCCATGCCTAGCCCTCCTTCGGCTCGTCGTAGGTCATCGCCTGCGCGCTGTCGCCCATGCCTTTCGTGGTCGGGTCGGCCACGATGCCCAGAATCGCGAGCACGGCAAACAGCGCGTTCACGATCGCGGCAAGCTGCGCGTTGAGAACACCGAAATCCCAGTCGTACCCGAACGGCGCTGCGCACACCTGCGCAAGCAGCAGCAGCGCGGGAATCAGTGCCAGCCAAAAGTTTTTGTTTCTAATTCGTGCCTTCCAGTTAATCATGATTAACCTTCCATTCTCGCATCTTCCAATCTATTAACTCGCTCGGCTAGCTCGTCGTGGCGCTTCCACGCGGTCGCCGCGTCGGTTTCGAGTTTATAAGTCCGCTCGATAACGGAGTTATGTTTCTCAACCTTGTCGCTTAGTGCGTCCATTTTGGTTTCCAGCACCGAAAGCCGACTAGTTATCGCCACGTACACGCCGCCCGCGGCCGACGCCGCGGACACCAGCGCCGTCACGATCGGCACGATGAGCGTTGCCATATCAAACTCTACCACGTTGCGCGAACCTCCTACCTAATAGAGAACGGCGAGGGCAAAAGCACGACGCCGCCGCGAACCTGCTTCGGTTTAAGCCCCCAATTACGAGTGTTACTATAGCACGTTTCGCAGTCCTCGCCACAGCCCCCTGGATGATAAAACGGGCAAGCAGTCGTTTGAAACCCACCTTTGAAGTCCTCCCATCTCATTATGTCCTTGAGCGATTGAGACATACCCGCACATGTGTACTCCTCCTCACCGTCCACCGTCTCAACGTATGTTTTCGCTCGGACGAAACGCGCGCGCTCGAACGTGGCCTCATGCTTCCAGGCCCCCAGCTTCTTCGGGTGTATCTCAACGTCTTCGGGTATCTCCACCCCGATCGCGTGAATGCTGTCCGTGTCCGCATAACAAAAGCGGTCGCCGAACTCGCAAGCGGTGAGAATCGTCTTTCTTCGGGCGTATGCCGTGATGAATATGCCCATCGGCAAATAAACAGGCTCGCGTTCGCTTTCCTTGCCTTCGAGAAAGCATAGTACCCCGTCAGAGTCCAACGCGGGAACTTGCCCGCGCTGTAAAATCTTCTGCGCAAGCTTACCGTATAGACCGTTTAGCATCAGTTTCGACTCGGCGCGCTCGCCTGGCGTTCTCGCGTTTTGCTTCTGCTTCATATAGGTGTCTATATAATCGTCAAACACGCCCTCGCGCTGCGCGAAGCTCCACCCCCCATCCCAGCTCCATACCTCGATGTCGTACATTTCGCACCATAGTTCGTAATCGACGCTGCACACGACAAGCGGCGTCGGCTCGGGTACTGAATTCGTATACTCGCGCTCCCCGAAAATCGAAGAGCCCTTGAGCTGAATGCAAGGCAACTTGCCAGGCTTGAGACGCGCCGTGATGGTGACTCCTGCAATCCACAGCGGGCGCTCGGGTGTGGGGCTCGGCTTGCCAGAGAAATAGGAGGGGTTACCAACGGGAAGCGGGTTGTAGCGCATCGCCCAGGGGTAGAGCGAGTTCACATCGAGCCGAATACCTCGCCCCACGTCCTCGCCCTTGTGCTTCGGGTTGACGTATACCCAGCCGCCGCGGTAAGCGCGCCGCATCGCCGCATCGATAACGCCGTTGATGATAGGCATTGTCGCGCGGTAGCGCTTCTTACCGTAGAGGTCGCGGAAGATCTCCAAGCAGTCGCTTGAGGTGGTTAGTTTCGTGCCCGTGAGCAGTCGCACGTTCATAGCTTGCGCCATGATGAGCACATCGCGCTGCAGATAATCCAGCTCTTCGACTGTGAGCTCGTGCCCAACGGGGCGGTAACGGTTGTAATCTATCTCGCCTTTACTCATCTCCAAGCCGTATGTTTTGGCTACGGCGCGAACGGGCATCGTTATTTTCTTGTAACTATCGGCGAACTTCACTTTGGTGGCGACGGCGATAGAATAAAACTTGCCTAAATCGTCGATGAGTGCGGAGAACTGCCCAGCGCGCGGCCTGTCCTCGGTGTGCTCGTAGCCGTGAGAAAGCAGCCACGAAGTTATAAAACTGCCGTCGAACTTGAGATTGTGGAACCAATACCGCCCAGGGTGCGCGAACACATGTTCCATAAACTCATCCAATGAAGTACCGTACTCAAACGTATCTTCGGGGTTCTCGCAAATGTCGGCGGCTCCCCATGCCCACACGTGGCAATCGTCTATATAGGTGTTCGTCTCGAAGTCGGCGCAATACTCGCGCATTGTCTACTTCTTATCTTTTGTGGCGTTGTTCTGCGAGAACCTATCGACAAGGCCAATCATATAGCGGCTGCTCTCGTTCTGTGCAGCTGTCAGCCCGCGCTCGCGCGAATGGCCCTGCACAGTAAAATAATCCTGATAAGGAAAGTCGGTCATGCGGACGTTGAAATCGGTAAGGGTTATCATTTCTAAAAATTCTTTGGCGCTCATGCGCTCGATCGCCTCGGCAAGCTCGCGCTGATTGTTGTCTATAAGCATGTTGCGCGCCGCACGCCGCCAGTTCTCGCTCTTCTTAAGCGCTCTGCTCATCGAGGACGTCGCGCCCAGAAGTGTTTGCATTGCGCGGGCGATCTGCTTCGATGAGGTAAACGGCTCGGTCCGCTTTAGTGGCGAAAGGTTGCGCGAAACGTAATGTTCGAAATCCCACTCGCTCATACTGGCCACGTCCACACCAGGCGCGCCAAACTGGTAATAGGCACCGCCCTTTATGATGTTGTCGAGTGTTCTTTTGCGCGTCTTGTTCACGCCCTCTACCATCGCGCCGAAGCGCTCTTGAGCTTTCGAGGAGATAAAGCGCCCGCCGCCCGTAGACTCGTACGCGTTCCCGCGCTCGTTAAAGTCCTTGAGCTGCCGCAAAAGCTCGCCCTTCTCGCGCGCGTTCAACTCGCCTTTACGATAGCGTTCGTAGAGCGTTGCCGAACCAGGGGCACCGCCGCGGCTGCTCGTCCAGTCCGTTTTACGCGGGTCGATAGCGGCTAGCTCGCTCGCGCTTGCGCCTTTCTTCTTCAGGCGGTATACTTTGTTACGCGTGCCATGCAAAGCTTTACCGATGGCCTCATCCAAGTTGCTACGCTTCCTTTTAGCCATGGCTCGCCCCTTTCTTCCTTGCGCCCGCCTGTCATCAAGGCGGGCGTTGTTTTTGATATCCGCGTTACGTTTTCATATTCTAGCGCCTGCGCAGGCGATAAAAAAGGGGTTGACTCGCGCCAACCCCTTATACTAGCCCAGCGCTAGACTACAAAACATCGAGGAACTTGAAACGACGGCCCTTCGCGGTGTTGGTCTCACGACACACCACCGTAAGCGGCTCGGACCAGCCTTGCGGGTTTCCGAACATGCTCATGATGTTCATAGCAGAGCGGATAACCCCGTTCGAGGAAGACACGTACGCAGTTCCCGCGCTATCGATGAGGTAAACCCCCATGACCTGCTCCACATCGCCAATCTCGGTTGTAACGGTAGTCGGCGAGAAGACGAACGCGGTAATAGCGAGCGGCGTTTCCATGAAATCGCGGAGCAGTTTGCTCGCGTTGGTCGCCTTGTAAAGGAGCTTCTGCCCCTCGAGGTTGTCCGTCGGGAAGGTGGAGAAGAAACCTTCTTCGCGGACGTGCTGCACGATCCGCTCGGAGAAAGTCATCTCCTCGTTCTTCGCGATACCCTGCTCGGAATCCATCATCATGATTTCGTCAGCCATTTTAATTTCCTTTCTTCTTATGGCTTGCTATTCGCTAACGGCTTCTTTGTCGTCGGCTTCTGGTTCAGGTTCGGGCTCGATCGTGCCCATTCGCTCGGCGTGCTCCACGAACTCGTCCACGTCCATAACGTACACGTCCGCGCTCGTTATGACGTTGCGCACGGTTAAAAGCGGGTTGCCCTTGTCTCGGCGCACGATGTTAGCCATACGCGGGGCGGAAACCTGCCCGCCGACCTCCATAGTTCCAAGGCGCTTGCCGTTCTCGTCGTACACCTCGGCGGTAGTGCGCTTGATTTTGCGCTTGATAAGCCTGCTCATTGTTCCCTTCCTTCTCTTATTGTGTTGCCGTATGCCTTATTATAAACCAGGTTGATATCACGGTCGATTTTAGCGTAAGTTTTTCCAGTTAAAAATTTCACCAAATCAAGCCCGAACTTGTAACGGTCAGCGTAGCGCGCATAACGGTGCGGCTCCGATAGCTCCGAATTGATTGCTTCATGCCTGCACGTCGCGAGGCTGTATATAGCTCGGCGGTACCCGCTTTCCCACGTGTTGATATTAACGCTGTCGGTCATGCTGTAACCTTCCATCCGTTGTTAAATGCCTGGTGTGGCCGCTTTCACATCGCCTACTACCTCATGCACTGTTTTACCCGTTAGAATGGTAACCGTCTTGACTGCGCTATCGTAACGGTAGAAAAGCTCTAAATAACGAACATCTGAAAGCGTCATGCTATACGCTTCATAGACGAGACTAACGAGATACTCGATAGCTTCTTTATAGCGAACATTGCCCATTGTTGCCGCTCCTACCACTAGCACCGATACCTCAAATCGTAGGCTTCGCAAACATCGCAATCCACCGCATCGAAATCCTTATCACACACGATACCGAGAATACAGGATCCAGCGGCTAGCTTGTTAATATAGGCGGTGTACGTGGGCGTTCCCGTTTCGGCAAGCACGGCCATGCGCTTATAAAACACGAGTTGGCCGATAGCCCTATTCTAATTGTCGGCGTTCATTTCCTATCCTTTCTTCCGTTCCCTTCCGACGTGTTTATTATACCACGAATTGTGTAAGATTTGCAATCGCGAATTTTACCGAATTTTGGCGGTGCGAATTTTGCACGTGCGGCGCGTGGTGGTTCGCGTGGAGGTAGATCGTGCGGCGTGTAATTGTGTGGTTTGTGTGTGGAATTATTTGCGTGTGGTTTGCGTGAAAATTTTGGGCGCGCTTTTGTGCGTATTTTTTGTGCATTTGCGAGAAAATTTTTTGGGGGTTTCCGTTCACCCTGTTTCTACCACCC